AATACATAAGAAAAATCTTGATAGTATTTACTATCTTGTATTCTCATTGTTGTTTCAGAAATCTTACCATCTTCATTAATAAATTTACCATCTGTATCTGAAACTGAAACAACATTAATTGAAGCAATAGTAGCGTCAACTTTTTTAATAGTTGCTGTACCACCTGATTGTGATGTTACTGTATCACCAATAGCAAAAGTACCAGTAACAGTTTTAATTCTTACTAATCCTTTATTAACATCAAACGTATCTATTATTCCATTTCCAGAACTAGTACTAGTAATAGTAGTATTTGGTTGAAATGATCCTATAACACTTGTTATAATACAACTATTATAAAATCCTAATTCTGGAGGTGTAGGTGCTAATTCATATTTCTTTCCTAACTCAATTGTTTTTAATTTGGTAATTCTACCAATATCATCACCCCACGCTCTTACAGTTGCTGATGAACCTGTAAATGAATTTACAGTAACACTTGGTAATATAGAATAACCTGAACCATTTTGTATTAAAAATAATTCTTCAATTGTTCCATTACCTGAACCACTTTCTTGCATAATGGCATTACCAAAATATGGGTCAGCTGACATTGTATCTTCTTCTAACGATATTCTATTTCCTGTATCATCTTCATCAATAATACCACCATTAATAATTTTTACAAATCCACTTGCATCCAATCCACCTGTACCAGTATTACTAAAATTTAAAACATCTCCAACTTGATAATTCGTTCCTTTATTATCAATTATAATATCTGTAATTCCACCTGAACCAGTTTCATCAATAGAAAATACAGCACCAGTCCCACCTGCAACAAGTGAAACAGTATCAGCTGTAGTATTTAATGCACCATCATTTGTAATTACTTTTGTTCCTGGAATACCTGTTATAGTTGCTTTAATATAAAAATCATCTGTATCTGAAGCAGCACCTTGTACTTGTTCTCCAATTTGAAATATACCTTGAATAGAATCATTATTTAATATAAATTCGGAAACTGTATCTATACCAATTTGATACGTTGCAACATTTTCAATAACTGCATAGGCACCACTATCTATACCAGTAATTGTTCTTCCAATTAATTGTGTTGTATCGCCTATATCTGGAATTACTCTTAAAACTTTTAATGTATCAAATTTACCATCTGATACTCTTAATAATTGTTCTCTAGGATAAAATGTTTGTGCCTCTTCATTAAATAATATTCTAAAAAATATTTCGTGTCCTCTATTTGTACCTTTAGAACGATAAAGTGAATTAACATTTTTAATAAGACTTCTTTTATTAACATCATTTGCTAATGTATCTGGTAATGTTGCAAGAAACTCATCTCTAAAATTTGATAAAAAATCATTGATTACATTATCTGGATCTCTAAAGTTAACTAGGTCAGCAATATTATTTACAGGATTTGGTCTGTAACTGTCTATAGTTGCATATGCATTTGAAGTTCCACCTACAACTATTTCTCCTTTTTTAAATTTATTTTGAGCAGATATGAATAAACGACCATTATCTAAATCTTCGGTTAAAACTGTTGCTATTGCGTTAGATGTTTGACCTGTTATAATTTCTCCACGAGTAAATTTTCCATATTCAGTACCAGAGTAAGTTTCAAAAATAACTTTATCACCTTCGTCAAGTGGTGTTCTTGCTGTACCTGTAGCACTTGAATTTAAAACTAAATTGTTTGCTTGCGCTGTTTCTGTTTCTAGTAAAATACCTTCTGTAGATTTAACAGAAGTTACTGATAATACAGCAGACTCTAATAATTGGAAATAGGCTTTAAGAAATTCGGCAAACTTTGGATGTTCGCTAACTACGAATTCAGGTAGTTGATTAGAAAGTATTGTTGAAATTTTATCATTAAACTTTGCCATTTGTCATTAGTAACTGGAAGTAGTTGTGTAGCCCACACCTGCCTCAGCACTTCCTCCTACAAAACTATCAGCGGTAACTGTTATATATGAATTCGCAACATCAATTTCTATAATTTGGTCTCTAACAGGAACAACATCATTTGAATTTGGTGTTACTGTTAATTGAACTATAGTTGAAGCTGCTCCTCCTATATTTGTTATACTAGCAATATTTAAAGAATTAATTGTAATTGCACCTGTACCATAATCAATTACACCTTGCGTTGAATTTATATAACTTTTTACACCACTAAACATATAATATAATCTTACATTACCAGCTCCATCATCATCAAAAAAGCATTCGTTATCATTTCCATCTATTTTAAATCCTGTTGAACTTAATATCCCACCTGTACCTGCTAAATGTCCAGAGTGTGGATTATACAATGCATTTCTAAAATAGATACTATACTTTGATGATGTTAAAATTATTGGTGTTAAATTTTTTCTTATTTTAACAGTTGTTATATTTGATAAAATACTTTCGTCTGTATTATCAATCAAACCTGTAACTTTTGAATATCTGAATACTGAATCAAACTTTTGCAAAGTAGAAGCATTATAAACTATTAACTTATCAATAACATCTGCCTTTATAGTATCAGCAGTTTTAGCTGTTGCCTTTGCGTCATACTTAACAGTTGAAGTAACTAATACGGATGTTGTTTCTGGATCTTTTATGACAGGTCTTACTGAAGCAACATTATAAGGTCTTAATTGAGTTACAATATCTGCCTTTGTTGTATCAGTTAATGTTGAACCTGATTTTGCTTTAATTGAAATATTTACAACACCATATTGTGGAGTTTCATCATCTTCTCCACCCCAAGCACTTACTGATAATGCATTTGGGTAAATTGATTTAATCAATGTTTCATAATCAGTTGCTGTAACTGCTCTATCTTGAGCACCATATTGTAAAGGTGCATTAAATTTTATTGAACTATTTGATTCTCCAATTGCACCACCTGAAGAATTTGATTCAGTTGTTATAGTTACATTTGTATAACCACCAACACTTCCTGATAATGTAAATTTTGAAGCGCCATTTGAATTTATTGTATTAGTTATAACATATTCTAATATAATAATGTTACCATCACTTAATTTTTTACCTATTACACCATCACCAAAATAAACTTCATACTTATTACTAGAACCTTCTTGTATAAAATATACGTTTGAATCACTTGATACATTATTATAACCACCTGCTAAACTATAAACTGTTTGTGTAGTATCTGTTCCACTATTTTGAACAGTAACTTTTAAAGTTGAAGTATCTGCTAAAGGACTAGGTATAACAAATTTTTGGTCAGTATCATTTACATCATATGTATATTTAAATGTAACCAACGTTCCTTCATAAAGAGTAACATTATTAAATTTATAAATTCCATCTACTGGTGTAATTGTTATATCTTCATTAGTTATGTATTGATAATCAACTGTTTCAACTGTAGTTGTAAAAATTGTTCCCTTTTGCATTGTAACAGATGAACCAGTTGCACCATTAACTAAAATATCAATAGACGCTCTTGGCGCTCTAGGAGATGTAGGAGTATATCCTAACATCTTTGCTAATGAAACAATATTTTTTCTAATATCAGCACTATCCAAATACATTTCATTAGTTGACATATTAGCAATATATGACAAGTAATGGGTGTTGTAAGATAGTACATCTAATAGAATAGATAAACTTGAACCTTCAAAATCATAGTCTTGAAATTGTGTTTGACCTTGTAAAAATGTTTTTAAATTTGCTTTGATTAAATCAAAATCTAATTCTGATACTTCTAGTTTATGTTGCGACATTTATTATCTTAACCTTTGTAAAGTCATTGAAACTGTTTGCGGATGTGGCACACCTATAATATTAAAATATATTACTATTTCTAATCTATTACTATCTATATCTTTACTAATAATTGGATTCATTGATTCAAAATCATCTCCATTTATCCCAATACCAGTTAACTGAATTCTAGGTTCATTATTAACTAAACACTCTTCTATTTTTCTTTTTAAAAACACACTAGTAACTGGAGTGTAATTTTCAAAAAGCAATCCTTTTACACCACAACCTATTTCAGGATGGAAAGGTCTTTCATAAAAATTTGTTTGTATTAAATTTTTAACTGCTCTTTTTATTGCTATTGCGTCTTCAACTACATTAACATCATTGGTAATTGGATGTCTACCAAAATCTAAATCTATATCTTTAAACTTCCTAGACTGCCTAGTACTAGTGCTTTTAACGTGACTTGTATAATCGTTTAAAAATGCTTGATTGCCTTGTGCCATAATAGTAATATTTATACGTTATCCTCCAGCAAAAACAGTATTAGAACCTTCAATCATTGCTCCAAAATCATAAGAATCTCCAACTCTTGCGACCCCTATACCATTTGCTCTAACTGTAAATGAAGATATATTAACCATACCCATATGACCTACACAAATAGGTCCAGAATTTATGGTGTGTGGCAATGTAGGATCATTACGTCTAGCAACTGGTTTACCATTTGCTCTAACTGTAGATTGTGTTGCTTTAACTCCTACAACTGCTGTACAACCGTGACCTGTTGCTCCTAAATCAAAATCTCTACAAAGTTTTGGCATTACTCTTCTTTATCTCCATCTCCATAAACTTCTCTTTCCATTCTCATTATAAATCTGTAAAATTCGTCTTCACTCATT